TTGTATATCCACCAATCTCACCACTTGTTGATTTTAGAACTCCTGCTTTAGTTACACTGAATTCTGCACTTGCTGGAGTTTCATTACCTGCATACATAGCATAATCACCAGTTGATAATCCAACTCTATTACTACCACTTCCAGCATATAATGATGTTGCTCCAATAGACCATCCACCAATAGTACCTGCAGTAGCAGTAATAACTCCATCTTTAGTAACAGTAAAACCTGTACTTGATATAACTATTTGATTAGCAGTTAAATTAATTGTATTACCTGCTAATATATCAACAACATCACTTGCTTCTAATTCAATATTATCTGCATTTACTTTAAATGTTGTTCCATTATCGGCATCAATTCCTAATTTAACTTGTACAATTTTACCATCAGAATCAACTTTTAATATTACCTCACCATTTAATTTATCTAAATTTATACTAGCCTTTTTTGCTACTGCTTCAGCTGTTTCAGGCACATTATATGTAACACTTGCATCAGTAATACTTGGTGCTGATAATGTTATATCATCATAATCAGTAGCAATTCTTAATACTATACTTTCTACTAATTCACCATCTTTATTTCTAAACTGTACAAGATCCCCTAACTGAACATAAGGCTTAAATGAATACTCACTTGTAAATGCTGAATATCCAAATCCTTTAACTTGATCAAATATAGCATCTATTAATTCTTCTTGTTTTTCACTACTATATGCAAATGGATTATCAACTATTTCTAACCAGTGTTCGCCATATTCAGCAATAAGATCTAAATCACGCCTTGTAGCACTAACTATTCCATCAGCATCACTAAAACTTATTTTAACACTTGTAATAGGCTGTGTATCTCTTTTATCTTCTAACTCTATATAGTCAAGGATTGTTTCATATTGTTCATCTACAAGATATTCACCATCTTCTGTAGTTAAGTATGCTCCATCTTCTGTAGTTAAGTATGCTCCATTAAGATCCTCAGTTGAATTATAAAATATTAATTCTAACTTATCTTCTTCATTAATTGTAGCAAAATAGCCACCGATTAATGCTATAGCACATAATACATCACCAAATTCATAAGATTCAGTAAATGCATTAGCATCTACTATAAAATCACCATTTGTTATTGATGTATTATGCAAAGTTACACCACATTTAATACAACATTCTTCTAATACATCAAATAATGTAATCGTTTCGCCTTCATAATCCAAATCAGATTCATAAGTATTAGCAAAATTAAGGCCATAATCCATTGCTGTAACAGTTACTTCTTCTGTGGTATCGCTATCATCAATATCAGTAACTATATAATTACCAATTTTAAATGCATTTCCGTTTACTTCTTTATAATATGTAAATTCTTTTTCTTTATATTCAACATCATTTTCAGTAGTAAATTTTAATGATTTTAAATTAAATGTACCAAAAAATGTAGTATCTTTATATGCAGTATTATACATTTTGCCTTTTATATCTATCTCTACAGATGGATTATCAATTAATGTAATATATTCTCTATAAATGACTTTATCAAGCCCACAATCACGCTTTATTGTATTAGAAACTGATATCATACACTCACTTCCTCTACATCACTTGATTTTTCAAGACCTACCTTAAAGTCATCAAAGAATATTTTATCTGCAGAGAAAGCTTTTTCAATAGTTATTTTAGGTAGATCAACTATAAAATTAGCATTTTTATATTCGGCATCAGCAATATTCCAATATTGATATTCGCCATCGGTTAAATTAGTTAAATATTCTGCTATATCTTCAGCTTCAAGTCCACTCAATTTTATATCTATTACAACATCTGTATAATTAGTTATTATCTTTTTTCTTTGGCCATTTACCATTTGTTTTTGAGAAATAAGATTGGGCTGTTCGTTAATATCATACTCACCAGCAAGGATCTTTGAAAACTCAAAGTCATCTGTTGCTTCATTTATTTTTTTTAATAAATACATAATTATCAACCTCCAAATCCTGTCTGTAATTGTCTTTTAGTTTTTACTGTTTGTTGATTATCATATACTTTATCACCATCTAATAATAATATTTCGTTTAGATTTATTACTTGTTCATTAGATGCTGTTATTAATGATGTTACATCACCAGCAGTACCACTAATAGCTAAATTACTTTTTGATAAATTTACTGCATTACTCATTTGATCATAAATTCTATTATTCATTTCATCAATGCTTTTTATTGCTGAATCTGTATTGGCATCAATACCAAAAGCTATACCTGCAGGTATAAATTTACCTATCTCATCACGCATCAATGTTGATGGTGAGTTTATACCAAAGAAATCTTTAATTCCATCAAGAATACCATCAGTAAATCCTTTTATTTTATATTTAATCCATTTCGTCATAGAGGTAATACCCTCCCATAGACCTTTAATGAGGTTTTTACCTACGTCTTTCATTTTGCACCATAACTCGCCCATTTTTTCCGGTATTTTAAGCATTAAATCCCATACCACAGAAAGTAGAGCGTTTCGTGTATCCCATAAACCTTTTATCAATGCGAATACTAACTTAACCCCCACCTCAATAATTTTAGGAAGGGCCTTAATAATAGCTCCAACTACTGATACTATTATTTCAGGTATTTTAGCAACTAAATCAGGTATAGCTTCAATTAATCCTATTGCTAACGCTAATATAAGCTCTATACCAGCATCAATAAGAAGATCTAAATTATCCAATAATGTATCTACTATTGTTAAAATAGCATCTACTATAACAGGTATTAAATCAGGTATAGCTTGTGCTAATCCTAAAGCTAATTGAATGATTATTTGTACTCCCATTTCAATTAACTGGGGCAATAATTCAAAAAATGTTTCTACTAGCATTGTAAATATATCAAGAACGGCATCAACTATTACATCTAGGTTATCTTCTAATCCATCTACTAATGATTCAATTATTTCTATAGCCATTTCAAAGAAATCAGGTAGTTTTTCAACTATAAATGATATCATCTCTCCTAAAACGCTTCCTAATGCCTTAGTTAAACCCTTAACGCCATCTTTTTCAAATGCAGTAGATAATTGGCCTATCCATCCATTAACTTCTTTTAGAGTGTCCTTTAAATAAGGCTGGATGCCTGTATATATAGATATACCTAAATTTTTTACACCTTCTTTTGCTCTCGCACTTTGAGTTTCAAAAGTATCAGCCATTTTTTCATAAGCATCATCTAATTGACCAGCTCCGATTCTCATGTCTGATAATGTACTAATAAATTCTTCACCATCTTGGCTTATTGTAAGTGCAGATTTACCAGCTTCTATACTTGAAAACATATCTAATAATGTTAAATTACTATCCCCAGCATATTTACCCATATCTTCTAAAACTATGCTTAATGGGATACCCTCAGCCATTAAATCTTGGAATGATTTAATGGCTAAATCTGTACCCTCATAAGTTTCCATTAAAGCAGTATTTGCTTTTGTTCCACTTTTACCTAACTCTGCTAACAAACTATTTAATTGTGTTGTAGCTTGAGCAGTTGGAACACCTTTTGCAGTCATAATTGCTAATGAAGCTCCTATTTGTTCAAATTCAACATTCATTGCTGAAGCAGTAGGAGTAACTTGCGATATACTAGCCCCTAATTCTTCTACTGTAGTTTTACCAGCATTTTGAGTTTTTATTAATATTTCAGCAAATTTATTAACATCTTTTGTTTCCATTCCATAAGCATTTAATACTGATGTTGTAGCATCTACTGCTGTTTCAACACTTGTAAACCCACCCTTAGCTAATTTAGTTGCAGTTGCTAAAAATTCTGTTGCTTCACTCATATCTTCTGTAATATCAACCCCAGCAGATAACGCTTGATATAATCCTTCGTTAAGCTCTGTTGCACTTATACCAGTTGCAGTTGATAATTCTAATACTTTATCTGTTAAATTTTCTGTATCTACACGAACATTACCAAAAAGAGTTGATACTTTTGTTAATGAAGTTTCAAATTCTGATCCATAATTGATTATAGCTGTAGTTCCAGCAACTAAAGCTGTTGTTACTGCTGTAATAGCCACACTTACGCCTTTAAACGCTGTAGTTCCAAGTTTTGATACTTTATCAAGCCCTGACTTAAAACCACTTGAATCTATCTTTGTATCATATGTAAGGCTTCCTGCTACTGCCATTTATCTCACCTCTCTTTTGTAGAATCTTACATTAACATTTTCTCTATAGCTTTTAATTTAGCTTTTTCATCATTTGTCATTGGTATTTTGTAATAATCTCTTAACTTAATAAGTTCTTTATCTTTTCCACTGTATGATCTATATCCTTTGATCTTAACAAATTCACATTTACTATTAAGACCTTTCATTAATGCTTTAAACTTCCACCAGTGCATTTCTGTTTTATTAAGATCAACGCCATAACATTCAACAAAAGCACTATAGATAAACTCATCATCATATTCATAAGAATATATATTTTTAGATGATCCTCCACCTTTAGATTTGTGACTTTCATCAAAATTACGACCACACTTATAAAACCATATCAACTTATTACTAGCTTCTTCCAAAAGCGTTGGATTTATATCATATAAGCTCCTAATTTCAGAAAAAGCAGGATAAAGAAGTTTTAAACCAATGAGTATCTTTTCTTCTTTGGTTAGTTTCTTATCCTGCATTTTTATTTCAAATAATACCATTTTACGATAATCTATGTTAATGCAAAACTTCTCATTATTAAGATAAACAAATTGAGGCAATTTATTTACTATCAACATATTAATACCTATTTCTGTAGTTATTATTCCTATTATTATTGTAATTATTTCTATTATTATAATTACTGTTTCTATTATTATAGTTATTATTTCTATTATTTCTATAATCATCTTTGTTATAGCTCATAAAATTTGGATTCTTAATATTGGCAACAGCTTTTGCATATTGATCAAATATAAATGTATATATTTTAACAATTACACCTAATCCCATATCCTTTTTATTATCTGATTTATATTTATCTTCTATTTTCTTATATGATCCATCACCTAATATTTTATCCAAAAGCAGTCTTAATTTAGCAAATTCATCATCACCTGCTTCATCCATATTTAACTTTTTAAGTTCTTCTATATATTCCTTATTAAAATCTACACTAAAGGTTATTCCAAATATCTCTAACTCTAAGTCCTTCTCTACATCTTCATAGTTTAATATTGCTTTATTCAATTCATTCACCTTCTATTTTCTATATTTTTTATCTTATCATATTTTTGCTTTAATCAATTAAATTATTATAATGAAACATCAGAGTCTGCTACAAATGTTTTAGTATCAGTATCAAATGTACCATCTATTAATTCACCAGCACCTTTTAACGATCCTTTAAATGTTATTTGCTCACCCGGATTTGCAACTTTACCAGTAATTACAACTGTTTCTAATTGCTTTCTAGCACGATAAGTTGTTCCAGTTACAAGATCCCATAAATCTACAATATAATGATATCTTTGTGAATCAAATCCAGTTTTTCTATCTCTAAAAATACTATATAGATCTGCTACAACAACATCATTTGAAATAAGATCACTGTTAATTGGAAATTCATCATCATATCCAGTTACTTTGTTTGTTTTATTGGTATCTCCAATATATTGCTTTGAATCTTCTATTGGATTAGAATTTTCATCTAATTGAGTAATACCAACATTCATTAGTTGAATATTAGGCGTTTCAGTAGTCCCTATATCTAAATAGTGGGCTTCATTATAAGCCATTACATCTTCGTTCATGTTAATTCCTCCTTTTATAAGTCTTAAAGACTTACTTCTTCTTCAATATTATAGTCTTTTAATACATCAAAATATAACTGCAGACTATATACACTTATATTCCCATCCTCATCAACTTGATAAGTAAGGGCATTATCACAACTGACTTTAACTATCTGCTTATCAGCTTCAGATAAAGTAGGGAAGCTCTTGTTTTGATTTTGAAGTTCTAACCATTCAATTAAATCATCTAACCAATCAAGATTTACTAATCTTAATTTATCGGTTTCACTTGTACTCTTAAGAAATAACATATATTGATATTGTTTTTTCCATCCTTTTTGTCCTATATATTTTAGAGGCAATGTTTCAGTACCTGATCTTTGTAGAGCTATGTTTTGTACTTTCCTAGTTAGTTCTTCATAATGTACATCTTCTGTTTCAGCAATTATGTTAATAATTTCGCATGTTTTTAACCATGTTTTTATATTTTCATCCATTAACTATCCACACTCCTAGCATATTTTGCAGTTTGTTCTAAAATACTATTCTTCTTATCGGATTTCATTCTCTCAAATGGCTGTGTACCTCTTTTACCAAGCCTTTTCGTGATTGTTTTAGAGTAAGCTTGATATTCAGCATAAGGAACACCTATATCAACCTCACCACTTCCCAAAACAGTACTATTCTTTATTGATTGTTCTTGAACACCTGTTTTATAAGATACATAAGGCATTAGGTTATCCCTAACTGTTTTATCTAAAAACTTTTGTACTTTACCTTTTTTTTCAATATTAAGATCCTTTAAGATTTTGTTAACATTATTAGTTTTTATTTTAAAACTCATTTTGCACCAATTTTAACATGATCTAATTCTTCATCAAAGTTAAAAATGTCTATGCTTTTAACTTGATATACATTATCTCTGCCATATTTAGTCTGTAATTCTGTCATTGGAGCTTCCTCTATCTCATCAGTTACTTCATGATCAACAATTACATCCTCTTTAGAGCAATTCCAAGTAGTACCATATCCATCAACATCAAACACTCTAATAAGTACTTTATCGGCATCTGATATACCTGTCTTATTTCTATTTATATAGCTAGTATTTCTATAACTTGCTTCTACAACATATCTATCCCATGAATCATCGTTTTTATGGTATATTGTTATATTCTGAGTAGGAAACATTATAAATACCTCGTTAATTCTTGTGGAAGATCATCAGCCACAGCTCTAATTTTTATACCATATTCATTCCTTATATCAGACATATCCTCATAAGATTTACTGACACCATCAATAGATAGGCTTTTAACATCTCTTGCAGTATTCAATATTGTGTTATATTCATTTAATAAATCAACCATTTCACAAGTGGCATACTGTAATTTATCTTGATCTGATTCGGATAGAATATCAATTATATCTTGTGTTAGAACTATGTTTATATTTTTATCAATTTCTTTACTTGCTTTCAAAATATAAGAATTAAAGGAGTTTTCATTAAGACTACCTGTATAAGTATCTTGATAGTACTCATAATCAGTATATTCCATAATAAATTCCTCCTTTTATACTATAGTGAAACTTCACTAGCTTTATTACTTAAATAAATACCTGCAACTTTGTTTTCATATACATCTGCTAAACCATAAGTACGATAGAAGAATAAATATCCATCATCAGTTTGGTTAGCTTCAGGTGAGATAACTTTATTGACAATATGTTTAGGATATTGCAATATTGCTCTCTTTTGAATAACCATAAAGTTGATATCATTACCAGTTGATGCTTTAGCATAACCACCAGCAGTTTCACCTTCTGATTCACCATCGTTTAAATCAATAACAGTATAAAATCTTGATTGAGGAACTTTAATAATTTTGTTAAATGAAGCTAATACTTCTTTAGATTTAGTTGTATCAACTGCTTGTACAGCATTCAAATTTGTAGGAGTGATGTATAGAATACGATTATCCATATCTACTTCATCTTCATCCATAGTATTTTGTGCTAATACCAATCCAGCTAATACTTCAGTTCCATTTGCATAAGTAACTTCATCAGCTTTTGATATTCCTGAAGCACTTGCATAAGTAGAAAATCTAAAAGCATCTTCTTCAGGAACTACTTTAATTCTGATAAATTCACTTGCTAATTTCCCAAATGCTACCCCTTGAGTTTCTTCATTATCCATAACATCGACTGAGAACTTACGACCTCTATCATAGTTAAATGTTACAGTTTCATTAGTTAATGTTACACTTCCACTAACATAACCACTGTTTCTTGAATAATCTGCAAGACCATCCATAGAAATTTTAGGTATGATGATTTCATTAGTATTAGCACCAGCTCTTACTAAAGTTGTATCACCATCTAAATCAGCTGTTAAACTAGCTTTTTTATATACATCATCTAGTTTTTCAATATATTTTTTAAAAAATGTGATTGCGTTCATAATAACACGCTCCTTTTCTTTTTAGTTATTTTTCATCTAATCCCATAACTTTATTGACAAAGGCATCTTCATCACCAACAGATTTATTGTGATCGCCACCAGTATTAACTGAAACACCAGCTGGATCTTTTTCGTTAGGATCTTCTTCTTTTGCAAAAGCATCAGGATCTGTTTCTTTGTATGAATTAACAAAATCATCAAAGCCTAATATCTTATCATTTTCTAATTTCAACTCTTTAGCTTTTAGATCGCTCATAAATGCTTTTTTAGCTGATTCACTTGAAAACTTTAATCCATTAGTAGCATCTTTAACTTTGTATTCATACGATTGATCAGATAATTTCTTTCGAAGTTCATTAGTATCAGTATCATACTTAGCATTCATTTCATCTAATTTAGCTTGTAATCCTTCAGCATCAACTTTTGATAAATCTTTAACTTTAGTATTTAATTCGCCAAGCTGAGTCTTTAAACCATCTTTTTCAGTAGTTAATGTTTCATATTGTTCATCTTTTTCTTTAAACACTTTTCCATGTTCTGCCATAATAGAATCAACAACTTCTTTTGATAATTTAACCTTTTCTTCACCAATTTCTAATCCTTCTAAAAATTCTCTTTTCATAAATATCTTCCTCCTACACTTTTTTCCGAGGTTGTGTCCTCGTTAGATTTAATATTTTGCTAGTCCTTTCGTTGCTATGCGACACGATATATTATAAAAGCATTACTGCTTTACAAATAATTTTTATAAGCATATCATACCATCATTATTATATCATGATAATTAATAATAATCAACTGTCTATAGGCTTAAGCAATTACTGTGCTTTTTGTTACAAAAAGTCTTTCACTTTGTTTAGTTATTCCAGTTTCTTTACTAAATTTATTATATTCTTTATATTGACTATTTAGTTTTAGCTTTTCTGTATTGGCATCAATACCTGCCTTATCTAAAGTTGCAATAGTTCTTTTTGATTCTCTGATATCTCTTTCTATTCTTCGTTGAGTTTGTGTTGCTTCATAATATGGTACTGTTTCACCATTTAAGGTTACTTTTTTATCATTCATATCAGATAGTTCATTCTTAGTATATAAAGGCTTAGAAACGCCCAAAACAATACCAAAATATGTATGTCTACATCCAAATTCGCTCCATAATCCTTCAACATCAGACCACAATCCAACTTTAAATTTACTAGCTTTTTCACTTGTCTTTGCATATTGCTTGCCATGAGCAAAAGCATGAGTAGGCCTAGCTCCTATATGAGCAGTTACTTCATAACCATCACATCCTAGATCTTCTTCTATATCACGATTCATTGTATCAGCAGTACTTTTAATTCCATATAACACATTTCTTCTAACAGCTACATCTAAATTAACATTTCTACCTATACTGTCTTGTAATTTAATCCCACTTGATGCTAATTCATTATAAGCATCTTTAATAGCTGTATTATAATCAAATGCTCCTGTTATTACCTTTTGATATGCTGTATCAACAGTATCAACATACAACTTTTGACTATTAAAAGCGATTGAATTAGTAAAATTTGCTAGTTCTTTAGCAGTAGCATCAACTCCTGCATTTAATATTTGTAATTGAGATGCACTTAATACTAATTTCTTATCTTTGTAATCATATAATTCTTTATAGCCAACGAGATCACTCTTTGCCATGTCTTCGTATATTGTTGCCAATTCATTTTTTACTTCTGAATTTAGTTTTGCACTATTTAATAATGCCTCATTGAATATTTCTTTTCCATTAGTAGATAATAAAGTCTTTAATTGCTTTTTACTTGTAGCAGTTAAATTCCCTTCTTTTTCAATCCTTCTAATAATATCAGAGCATATATCAATGTTTAGTTTTTCATATATTTCATTGATCCTACTAAATTCATAATCAGATAACTTTTCAGGTGTTAACATTTATACCACCTACTTTACTATTTCTATTTCAATCCCATTCTTTTTATTATCTGCTATTTTTTTTCTTTTTTCTTCTAAATCAGACATTGTCTTTTTTATTTTACCAATAAGCACTAACTTACCACCTTTATTTTTAGTTTTAAAAGGCTTGTTATAACTTACTTTCATATCTAATCCCTTTTTTAAAATAACTGGTGATTCACTTTCGTTAAAAGGTATTTGAGCAATAACTTCTTTTGTTTCTTTGTCAATAATTATTATTTCTTGTATTCTCATTGTTTCACCTCTACACTTGTTATTTTACTTTCATCATTTATTTGCCCAATCATTTCTTTAGCAATTTCTTCGGTTTCGTGATATACAGCCATTCTATACTCAACTTTAGAAATAAGCCCCATAGCATAATCTTCTCTTGCAGATATCTTTATACTTTCTTCATCTTCCATAAATCCATCTACATTATCAATTAGAACATCACAATCCTCTGTTACATTCTCACCAAATATTAGCTTTCCTAACAATAAACCAGCTTTTATTATGTTTTCAATAAATGCTGATAGATTATCACGATACTTCTTAGCATTTTCTATTAAATCTTGTCTTTCACCAACATATTCAGTAGCAGTTATAATACCATTACCATTAAACTGATAATATTTAACTCCAAATCCTACTTTAAATGATAACAAATCTAATGCAAATTGATTTCCTTTTTGATTATCTTCAACTCTTAATTCAGGATTATATTCATGAATTAAGTTTTTATTATCTTTGTTAGAAAACTCATCGCCAACTTCCATAAATTGTTGTTTAGATATATCATCAGGATATTCGGGAACTTCTGTTGTTACATCTACTCCATTTACTTTTCTTGTAGTAGATGTATATTTAATTAAGCTCTTACTATATATAACTTTCTTTCCACCTAAATAAAAGTCCATTACAAAGTTATGATAAGCAATATCGCATGATTTTAATTGATCAATAGCATCGCCATATACGCTATATCCCAATCCATTATTATCATCAATAGGATTATTCTTTGGTGGCATTAATAAACTAAACAGTGGATCTTTAGATCCTGTTTTAAATGATTTAAGAACAGCATCATTTTTAATTTCTTTTCCATTAGTAGCATCCAAATATATATTACTTACTTCATATCCATCTGATTTTAACTGATGGAGTTCAATATATACTGCTTTCTTTTTATCAATAGTAGTATCAGAAACAAACGCAACATCAACAATATTACCATGTTCAACTCTTAATGGAATAACTTGTTTAGCAGTTACTAATATTAATTCTCTTGTTGTATTTTCATCAGCTTTTAAAATTCCTTTTTCAACTTTAGCATTTCTAACTCTTACAATACCACCACAAGTACCACTCCAAGCAGATTTTTCTATTGCTAGTGGTATATTCTTTTCTAGGTTAAGCTCATCTTTAAGAGTTTCTAAATACTTTTTATTTTTAGATTTGGATGTAGTAATTTTATCTCTTTCACTAAATAATATACTAGCCCAATCTTCACAAACACGCTTAGCCATACCTAAACTATACATTTCTCTTTTTTTCTTGTAATAGTCATAGTATTCATGAAACTCATCTAAGTTATTCTTATACCAATCTTCCCATAAATTAATATAGGTAGTATAATAATCGGCCGATATGTTCTTATAGCCTTTTTCAATTAAAAATTTTATTACTCCTGAATTCATTGTATCACTCCTCTATACGCCATAATTTCGTTTAGCCATTTACTCCAGCTATATACAAAACTATCTAAACTATCTATATCCGATGTTTCCCCATCATCTATCCATCTATCAGTAGGTGCTTTATCATCATATATAGCAGATTGTAATGCAAAAACTACAGTATCTGTTTTATTTTCTATAAAAGATATTCTATCAGTATTCATTAATCTAATGATTGCTTCAATTCTATCTTTTATTTCTGTTTTAAGACTATCATATATTGGTATATGTAGTGCATTCCTTCTAAGCTCACTAAATAGTGAGTTATTTAATACTTGCTCGGCACTATCACAGAATATAGCACTTATTCCACCATATTCACTCATTATATCTTTTATAAACTTTATGATCCAATTAAATATGTCATTTGTATCAGTACCTTTTGCAGTCATTGTTTCACTTCTTAGCACTTGAATCTTACAATAATCACGCCTCATCCTAGTGGCTGTTATTGAGTGTTTAGACTTATTACCTCCCCAGTCTATCCCTATACTAATTATACCATTAATATTGATATTAGTCATATATCTTTGCTTATTATTTGCTATTGGAGTAAATATTATTCCATCAGCATTACAACTTTGCCCTAATATATATCTATTGTAGTAAACTGTGCCTTCATATTCCTTGCATAACTCTGTTTTATAGTTTTCAGGTAGGAATGGATTATCAAATAATTGATATCTTTGATAATAAATATCAAAATTACTATTAATAAACTTTTCAAACCAATGAGTAGGCGTTTGTGGATTACCTGCAAAATCACATTTTGAATATTCAAATGATAATCTTGATTTTAATAATTCAAAAACTTCTCTATTAATATCATATACTTCATCAATATATAAATATTTTACTCTCGGCCCTCTAAACTTTCTAACTCTGCCTACATTATCAGCACCTATACAATAAACTTTTTGCCCTAATATATATGAAGTATTGTTAGATCCTATATTAGTAACAACTTTACTACCATATAATTCTTGTAATGGCTCTATTATATTTCTTTGAATAGTTTCTTTTGAAACACCAACTATAAATACTAATCCCTTTTTATCTAATCTATCTATTTGTTTTTCACTTAATTCTATTAAATTATTATCCATCTATACTTTTCCTAATCTTAGCAACTATATCTTTAGCGTTTTGTATTTCTTCTTCATTATCATTTCTTTCAATCTTATCACGCCATAGATCAAGCCTTCTATTCTTCAACCAATAGATAATAGCTAATGTTTCAGGTGGATAGTATTTATCTATTTCTATAACTACAGGCTCACTTGTTTCTGATACTCGTTTACCATCTTTATATTTAACAACCCTTTTAGTTTGAACTACTTGCTCTTTTTCTCTAAAACCCATTGCTTTTTTAAGTAATGCATTTTCAACTTCTATATCTACTACTTCCTTGCCTTTTTTTAAGGCCTCTAAAATATCTAAATATTTTTCGTTCTTTTTGTAGTTATAAAGAGTAGCAACGCTTATTCCCATGTTCTTAGCGATTTGTTCATCTGTTAGTCCATCTCTTGCCCACGCTCTAAGTAAGGTTAACTTATCCTGCGTAAGCCACTTATCAGCCTTACTCTTAGCCATGACAATCACCTCTCATATTATTCTGTGCTTTATTTTACATTTTAAGCACAGGGCTATTATCTTTGTTCTTTTATGCTACTCATGTAGTCATTCCTTACTCCTTATTAGCTGATTCTATTAATTCAAGCAATTCAGCTTTTTTAACTTTATTATCAAAAACTAATCCTAAAGTATTTTTAGCATAAGACTTTAATTCCAAGAATTTTATTTTAGTAATATCTTCTATAGGTACAATTTCTTCTTCTTTTGTATCTATAGAAATTTCTTTTTCAATTTCTAATAATTCAACAAATGATCTACCTAATTTGTTAGCACCATTGAGATAATCATACATATCCTTTTCAAGATATAGTATTGATCCTTTTTCCACTCTAGCACTTCCTAATACTTCTTTCTTTTCATTCTTGCATTGTACATATCCACTTAATGTACCGATTGTGTCTGTTACTCTTACTTTGATCATATTGATCCTCCTTCTTTTATTTTTTATATATTATACAACAATACCATTATATATTATTGTTAATACCACTTTACATTATTATTCCCCTACTCTATCGCTTAAATGTATCAAAAACCACTAAAAACAGGACTTTTCCACTCCCCTATCACTAAAATAGCAGTAGGATAGGGGAGTTGCTTTACGCTGTAAACTTTACATATTAGAATCCCTGCCTATATATATTCTTTTCTGCATTGTCTTTAACTTTCTTTATCAATCCTTTAACAAATTCTTTATATTCATCCTTACATTCATATAAGAAATCTGTTAAATCGCCAACCCAACGCCATGCTGATGTTTCCCATTTTATTCCTTTACTACATGTTACGCTTCCAACATTACCTTTATTCCAATAATGAGTTATTTCAGGTAGGCATCTAAACTTTTTCATCTTATTACATATCCTCATATGTTGCACTTTATCTTCCATTAATGTACCTTCGCAAAATAATGTTTCTTTCATTAATTCTGTTTTTACAACTTTTGACCATATAGCACATACTCCATTAGTTAATGCATCATTATGATTCCTATAATTAGGTATAACTTTAGCATAATATTTTCCATTTTTAGTTTGTTGAAATCCTAAAAATAATACATCTTCACCATTAAGCCGATTATTAATGTTTTCCAAAACTTTATCATGTGATAGCCAATCATCACTATCTATACTAACAGTATAATCACTATTTGATGCAATTATGCCTTCGTTTCTTGCACCACCATTATATCTTTTAGATTGTAAACTTATTATTTTTTTATCCTTATTATGTTTTAATATTTCTTTTGCTTTAATCACGCTATTATCTTCACTCATATCATCTATAAATATTATCTCATAATTTTTATATGTTTGTTTTAATACACTTCCCAAACATTTTTCTAACCACTCGGCATTATTATAATTGGGAATTAGTATTGTAAATTT